TCAATCGTGGCTGTTTCGACCGCATTCACCCGTGGGCTACTCCGTCGCATTTACTCGACGGTGACGGACGGGGTCACGCTTTTGGATCGGCTCACGTCCCTTAGCAACGCGGCTGTTCAGAGCGTGGAATCTGGCAGGGTGTTGCAATCGACCTCGGGCAATGGCCGATCGGTTGAGTTCCAAGTCAACGCGCAGGAAGGGGTCACGCCGACTGAGATGGCGGAAACGTATTCGAGGCTCCTTGACCTCTACGATCAAGCCGTTGCTGCCAGCAACACGACCGATGCAACGCGCTACGGGTTCATGATGGGCCAATTGAAGGCGATTCGGTCCTTCCGCAACGACTTCTCGAATCTGATCCGATGAACATTTTCCAACGTCTTCAGGCAGCTACCCGGTTCGTTGTCGCCCCGAAAGCACGATATGAAGGGGCTCGGCATTCCACCCACCGGTCAACGCTTCATGGTTCGGTCCAATCGGCTTCGTTCGACATCGACCCCTACACCCGCTACGAGTTGGTCCGTCGGTCCCGGTACTTCGAGCGCAACAATGCGTTCGTGAACCGGATCGCTGACCTTTTCGAGCAATACACCGTTGGACAGGGGCTCGCGTTTTTCCCATCGTCGTCCAGCCCAACATGGAACGCGGCCGCGCTGAATTACTGGCGGGACTGGCAACGGTTTGCTGACTTGTCGTCCCGGCTGTCGTTTGGATCTCTCCAGGGCATCATCGCCCGGGCGCTTTTCGTCGATGGCGAGATGTTTGTCATTCTCACCCGAGGTGAGACCGGCAAACCGCGCATTCAGTTGGTGGAATCGCACCGAGTAGAAACCCCACCTATCCAAGCCGCCCGAAAAATCATCGACGGCATCGAGGTTGACGACCGCGGCCGGCCGGTTGCCTATTGGATCACCAACGAAGACGACCAACGTAAGAAGACTTTTCAACGGGTGGAAGCCGAGTTTGTCGTCCATGTCTTCGAGCCTGGGCGCCCGGGGCAGTATCGGGGCCTGCCGGCGCTCTACCCGGTGATGAATGATCTTCACGACCTCGACGACCTCCAAATCTTCGAGATGCAAGCCGCCAAGGCCGCTTCGAAGGTCCAAAACGTCATCAAGACCAAAGAGGGCGAGGTCACCGACGACGACATCATCCGCGGGACCGTCACCGGATCCGACGGGACAGAGCGGGCCGACTACTACAAGGACGTTTTCGGTGGAGAGATCGCCGTTCTCAAGCACGGGGACGAGTTCAACCAGTTTCAGGTTGAGCGCCCGTCCGCGGCCACCTCGGGCTATTGGGACTACCTGACCGCCAAGGTCTGCGCAGGGATCGGGGTGCCCAAGGAAATCGTCTTGCCCACGTCGATGCAGGGGACTTCGATGCGGTCGGTTCTCGACATCGCCAACGCCTTTTTCCGGTCCCGGTCGGCCGTCATTGCTGACCACCTTCGCCGGGTCTATGAGTACGTCATTGAGACCGGCATCCGCACCGACCCCGCGCTCAGTGGTCGTCCAGATGACTGGTACAGGTCCACCTTCCGCGCTCCGAGATCCATCAACGTGGACGTGGGACGCAACTCCGCCGCCGCGGTTGCTGAGTTCAAAACCGGCATGAGGACGCTTCAAAGCATCTACGCAGAGACCGGTGAAGATTGGCGCGAACAGTTGCGGCAAAAAGCGGCCGAAATCGCCTACGCGCAGGAGCTTGCAACCGAGTTCAATCTGGAGCGGGCCGAAATCATGACCCTCGACCCGAATGAGTTGTCATCCCTGAACCAAGTTCCAGCACCATGATCGAGCCGATCACAAAATCTTTTCGAGTCCGCCGTGGAGACGATTGGGAAGGTGAGACTTTCCGGCTGATTTCTCCGGACGGGGCTTCATTTTGGGCAAATACTGTCGTTCGGTCACAAATTCGGACCACCCACGAATCGCCGACCGTTGCTCACGAGTTCACTTTGACCCCAGTTGTCACAACCGAAGGGGCAAATGGGGTGCTGACCTTGACTCTGACCATGTCGGGGACCCAATCGGCTCTTTTAACGCCGGGGAACTACGTCGGGGACATCGAGGTCAAATCAGACGGGTTTCGGAAATCGAGCTTTTGCAATTTTCAATTCGCGGTTTTCGCCGACGTAACAAGGTGATCCATGTCTGACATCACCATCGAGGTAATTTCTCCGCCCGTCACCAACGTGACGATCCAGTCCGCCCCCGGAACAGCGGGGACGACGGTTGCGTGGGACAGTGTTACCGGCAAACCGCTCACGTTTGCGCCCTCGGCTCACACGCATCCCATTTCCGAGGTCACCGGGCTCCAAACCGCGTTGGATGGTAAGCAACCAACCGGGGCCTACGCTTCGACGGTTCACGGACACGCGATCTCCGACGTTTCTGGGCTTCAGACTGCGCTGGACAACAAATCAGCCGTTGGACATGGGCATTTAATCGGTGACGTGTCGGGACTTCAGACCGCGTTAGACGGAAAAGCCGCGTCGGTCCATGGTCACGTTGTCGGGGACGTTTCTGGGCTCCAAACGGCGCTTGACTCGAAGGCAAGCACCACCCATGCGGCTGCCCACGTCACCGGAGGGGCCGACAAGATCCGAGACGCATCGGCTTCTCAGGATGGACTGATGACCGCCGCTCAGGCGTCCAAACTGGACGGGATTCAGGCGGGCGCAGAGGTCAACGTTAACGCGGACTGGAACGCTGTCACCGGTGACGCCGTAATTCAAAACAAGCCGGCTACGTTTCCGCCGTCCACTCATGGCCACGCGATTTCCGATGTCTCAGGGCTCCAGACCGCCCTCGATGGAAAAGCAGCCACCGGCCATGGGCATTCAATCGCAGACGTCACCGGTCTCCAGACGGCGCTGGACGGAAAACAAGCGGCTGGATCGTATGCTTCGACCGTTCACGGGCACGCAATCAGTGATGTCACAGGGTTGCAAACCGCTCTCGACGGTAAAGCCGCAAGCGCCCATTCGCACGGCATCGCAGACGTGACCGGGCTGCAGACGGCCTTGGATGGCAAGGCAGCTTTGATTCACACCCACGCGATTGGAGACTTGAGTGGAGTGTCCATTACCAGCCCCGCAAACGACGAAGTTCTTGCTTTTGAGTCATCCACGGGACTCTGGAAAAACAAAACCCCCACGGGTGGAGGTGGCGGAATCACCAACGAGCAGTCAGTCATCAACGCTCTCATTTTCGGCTGAACCATGAAATCATTCATCACCCCTTCCTACACGTTCACGCCCGGGGCATCAGGCGTCGGGACTCTCACCTTGACGGGTATTGAGGAGTTCAATGCACGCCAGCTTGTGGCAGTCATCAACCAAACACGTGGCGCGGTGATCTATGCGACGGGCGGTGCAGCCACACGGTACACGTCCCTGACAGGCAACACGCTGACACTCAACGTCGATACTTCCACGCACAGCGCCGGAGATGTGTTGCAGGTCATCTACGAGGTTACGGACCCGCTCCCGGTCTCCGACGATACCGTGGGAAAACTCCTGATGCGTATCCTGCAGATGCTCATGGCCCCGCTGGGCTACGATAAATCGCAGGGTCGGCAGCGCGGAACGGTGGTGCTGGAATCGGGCACGGTTACCACGGTGGGCACGGTTACCACATTAGCAAACATCGCTGCAGTCGGGGGCTACTCCGCGCAGATGCAAATTTTTGACACCAACCGCACTTCATGGGCGCAATGCGTCCGGTCCAGAATAAGCTAAAATATGGCAAACACCTTCAAGAAAGTCATCGACCAACTCGTCTGGCGGCAGGTCAACCCAGCGCCAAACGCCCATGCGGCTGCGGCTTCAATGGCTTCAGACCTGCGCTCCGATGTGTCTCGCAACCCGTTTGTCTACCAGACGATCAGCAACACGGTGGTGAACAGGTTCAACATCGTTACCAAGGCGTGGCAGCCAATAGCATCAATGGCCCTGGCGGGCACCTTCGGCGCTGGCGCGGCCTCGGCTTTTGTTCCGTCCCTCGGGCTGGTGGGCACCATTGCCGCAGGCGCAACCACCACCTCGGTCGTGATCTCCACCGCGTTCCCCACTGCGGTCGGCACCAACATGCTGGCCAACCGTGGTGGCTCTGGTGAGTACGGCTTCAAGCTGCGAATCATCGACACCGTGGCGGGCAAAACGGCTGAACGCTACATCACGGGCAACACCGCAGGCACCACGCCTACCATTCAGGTGCTGAGTGGTTTTGGTTTCACACCCTCCGCTGGAGCCCGGTACGAGATCATTGCGGGACGCCTCTTCAATCTGGGTGCAGGCACCGTCGCCGCCAACATCTGGCGCTCGTTCGAAGTCGCCAGCAACACCCTGTCCACCGGCCTGTCCACCACCAACCTGCCGGCCACTATCAGCACCGACTCCGACATCATGGTGCTGGACGAGCAGTACACCCCATTCGACTGCAGCCCCGGCGACGGCATGGTCAAGGGCGCGTACAACTACGACACGGGCGTGGTAAGTCGCTATGCCCTGACGGCCACCGCAGCGGGCGCATCCACGCTCACAGGCCAGGCCACGCTGGGTGACGCGGTCGTTGTGGCCAACGAGTTCCGCAACTTCCAAATCCGGGTGGTTGAAGACACCGTGAACACCACGGCGGTCGGCCAGCGGCGCATCATCGCCAGTCACACGGCAGGCCCTTCGGCGGTCTACACCCTGGGCACCGCCTGGACGGTGACGCCTTCGTCGTCGGCCAAGTTCGTCATCGAGCTGCCCAACCTGCTGCTGATGCGCTCCACGGCCACCACGACTGTCTACACCTACAACTACGGCGACGCGGCGGTCAACAACGGCACCAACAGCATTGCAGCCGGGGCGTGGTCGACTACCTACTTCGGGGCCGCCCCAGCGGCTCAAGCAGCGGGCGGCATGTGGATGCCGTCTTGGGGCATCCAGCCAGACGCAGCCCGCAACGCCCGGCACTCGTTCTGCTATTTCTTCCGAGGCGGCGCGGTCACGCTGGACGTCTTGGACATTGCTGCAAGCATCACCGGCACATGGACGGGCAACATTGCTTACGATGGCAACACGATGACCATCGGCGTGGGCTCTTGCGGCGGGTACGCGCCGTTCGAGAACGAGGGGCGCATGTTCTACATCAACGCCTACGTCGCCAGCGCCGCCAACCA